GCGTCTTTGAATGATTTCGCAATTACGTTCCCGAGACACGTGATGTCTGAATCCGTGAGGTTCCTTGGTTTTTGGGTATTGGCCGAGGATTTTCTCCGTGATTTCTTCGAGAGTTTTGGCGTCGGGTCTTTCACCTTTGACTCTGATACCGGCTTGGTATCGGAAACTGGTGTAGGATCCGGCTGGGGAAGTGTCGGGCTGGTGCCATTTGCTGAGACCGGGGACTTCTTCTTTTTCTTTTGTCGTCGTTTGTTTCTCTTCTTTCCGCCCACTTGAAGAGAACCGGCATTTTGTGGTGCCGACGATGACGTAATCATCTTCTTCTCCGAGGAGGCCCCATTCGTATCCACCAAGCTGGTTGGGGAAGGAGGAGGGGTCACAGGCAGAGTCGAGGGCGTCACCCCTTTCACCGTAGACAACGGAATTCCAATCGGGGCGGTTGTTGACGGGGTCGGAGCCCCGATCAGAGGGGCTGGCACGACATCAACGACAACAGGCACGACTACAACAGGAGGAGCTGGCTTTGGGGCCGGCTCAACCACTGGTGTGGGAGGAACGGGAGCAGGGATAATCTTGTCATCCTTCACTTCTGCAAAGGGGTTACCAGAATAATCCATATCACTGTCATCCAAATCGGCCCAATACCGAAGCATTCGAGGTACAAACGTCGCTATGGCGGTGTCGCCTTTCGCAAAGTCTGCGTCTCTTTCCTTCTGTGTATATGAGGACCGTGAATGAGCTGTGAACTCGCGATGGCCTGCTTTCCCATAGATGCTAACTGAGTGACGATAATCGTCATCATCAGAAAAGTCATTTTGGGAGGCGTCGGAATCATATTCATCGTCTCCGTAATCGGGCTCACGTTCTCCAAACATGTCATAATCTCCTTCCGAGGACTCGAGGACCGAGGCACTACGAAGCAGGTACTTTAGAGCGACGCCAACATTGAGGCCTTTTTCAGGATCTCTACGCAAGTGAATGCCAACACAACCTTTGGATGTGTTGAATAGCAGCCCACCGCTCGCTCCGTGGTTGGTGCTGGCTGAATGTGAGAATTGGAACAATTTAGAGCTGTGCCCTTTAACTGTCCCTATCGCGTTCTGCCAAGCTCCAGTGGGAGTTGGTGTGTAGGCTGTAATAGAGTCTGTGGGTCTCAAAGTGCGCGCTAATTTAGCTGCCTTTAAGGAGATTTGACACCAGAAGGAGTCAGGAACCTCAATCAAGCAGAAATCCAATTGGTTCACAGGTGAACACATATAGATTGAATGCTTAGAGAGAGAACATTTGAGATCATTCCCTTGGAATCGGATGTATAATTGCTTTCCAAACGACTCGTGAGAGAGTAGAGATTCAACGACGTGCATAGCCGTCACGAGGTAAGTCTTTTTACCTTCCCTTATGCGGCCTACGGCTGCATATGGAAAGTTTGAAAGATCTGGCGATCCAGCAGGAGAGCAATGTATCACTCCCATGGTTGATGGGGGTGCACAATCGCTCATTTGCGAGTTCGGCACAGACATTTCTAAGTCTTGCTCCTCAGTTTTCTTGGGTTGAGGGGGAGGGGTTGAGAGTATCTTACTGACTACCAAATCTGCGATAGCAGAAATCCGCACTTTAACGTGCACAAACCTCTTAATTGTCTTTAGAGGGTGCCACTTAACTCCAATACAAAGCCAGGAAGCGCTATCGGGGTAACGGCCACAGGGAAGCGGATATGAGCAGAAGCGGGGTGTGAACTCCGCCTCATACTCAACAAACGCATCTCCCGTGTCGTCGAACTCAAGGTCCGCCTCGAAAGGAAGCACTTCAACCGGTATTCGGAAAAGATAGCTCATCACTTTGAAGTAAGCGACAGGCAGTTTCTTCACGAATTGATAGTAAAAGGTGAATAGTAGCATAGTGTGCAAGATTGGCAAACCCGTTCCAAAATCCTTTTCTGCGTAAAATGACATCATGTCAAACACAAAGAGTGAATAACCGTCGTCATACCTAGTATGAATCGTCGCAGCTAAGGTTTTGACCATCGAAATGGCCATAGTGTGGAACAGGCCTACAAGGCGAGTTATCAATGGACTAGCCGTCACAACGAGAGTAAACAACCAAGGAATGGTAACCACCAGGAAATCAATTCCTAGGGTTGTCCACTCCGAAAGTTGAACAATCAGTTGTTCCAGCTTGTCATCAAGCTCGCTTTGAGTGCTATTGGACTCCTGAAACGGCTTCCCGTGTGTCGCAAAGAGATTAGAATCTGCAAAAACAGACTCATACATCAATGGATGAGGGAAGTCAGGGCTCTCCGTGATTGTGGGGTTAGCATGATACGGCAGTGAAAGCACCCGAGTAAACTCAGGCACTTCACTTTCGTGGTGCAGTCCAGCCACTGTCGAAACAGAGAACAGAACAAGCGCACACCCTACGATGAGGGATACTGCTCGTTCTAGCCAGTAAGTGTTTTTGGGCCAAGCCCAGGGAACATCCTTAAGCGCTTCCGCTTGGGACTCCGTGTTCGTGTCTTTTCTTTGCATGTTTCCAGGACAAACTTTTGGTAACAATGAAATTGAGGTTTCGATGTTAGTACAAGCTTAAGTCTTTAGAGAGTAGTAGAGAGGACTCGAACGGGGGTGCGAACAATTTCT